TACAAAGACCCACAAGCGAACGCAGAACCTGACGAAGATATGCCGTTCTAATATTACTAATGAGCTTGGACACTTACTTGGACACAATGTCTATGTAAATGTCTAAGCTCTTATTTTTTAACTAAAAAAAACAATAACATAGACATTTATGGCAATCAAGAAAAACGATTTTAAATCGATTAAAGATAAGTTCTCAACATCTGCAAAATATAAACCACAAAGATTTTTTGATTTGGGTAACGACTTTTTAGATGCCGTTGGATTACCAGGGCCCGCTATAGGACATTTGAATATGTTCTTAGGTCACTCAGACACAGGAAAGACTACCGCGTTGGTAAAAACTGCGGTTGACGCACAAAAGAAAGGAATTCTACCTGTATTCATTATTACAGAACAAAAATGGTCTTTTGAACACGCAAAACTTATGGGGTTTGATTGTGAAGAAGTTGTTGATGAGGAGACAGGTGAATTAGATTGGGACGGATTTTACATATTCAATAATAACTTTAGTTATATAGAACAAATTACTGATTATATTAACTCGTTATTAGATGCTCAAGAAAAAGGTGAGTTAGATTATAGTTTATGTTTTATGTGGGATTCAGTTGGTTCTGTTCCTTGTAAAATGACTTTTGAAGGTAAAGGTGGTAAACAACACAACGCATCTACATTAGCGGATAAGATTGGTATGGGAATCAATCAACGTATTTCAGGAAGTCGTAAGGCTGATTCAAAATACGAAAATACTTTAATTATTGTTAACCAACCTTGGGTTGAGTTACCTGATAATCCATTTGGACAACCAAAAATTAAAGCAAAAGGTGGTGAGGCGATTTGGTTAAACTCATCTTTAGTTTTCTTATTTGGAAATCAAAAAGGCGCGGGTACTACTAAAATTACCGCAACTAAAGACAAAAGAACTATTAAGTTCGCGTCAAGAACTAAGGTGTCTGTTATGAAAAACCACATTAATGGTTTAGGTTATGAAGATGGTAAAATCATTGTAACCCCTCACGGTTTTATTGCTGGAAAAGAAGCGTCAGAAGAAAAGGCCTCTATTGAGAAATACAAAAAAGAATATGCTGACTATTGGAAAGAGATTATTGGAACCGATGGTGATTTTGATTTAACAGAAGAAAAACAGTCGTAACCATATAAATAAAACTAAGTGACTAAAACATTATTAGTTGACGGTAACAATTTACTAAAAATAGGGTTTCACGGGGTAAAAGATTTTTACCACAAAGGAGAACACGTTGGAGGTATTTGGCACTTTATCAATACCTTACGTAAATTCATAGAAAAATATAACTACGATAAAGTGGTTGTATTTTGGGATGGTGAAAGTAGTTCATCCGCAAGAAAATTAATATATCCACAATACAAGGAAAATCGACATTTAGAACCGAATGAGTTTAAACAAGATTCTTTTACTAAACAGAAAGAAAGAGTTAAACAATATTTGGAAGAGATGTTCGTACGACAGATAGACATTGACAATAACGAGGCGGATGATTTAATTGCCTATTACTGTCAAGTGTCTCCTGACGAAAATAAGACAATATTTTCAGGGGATAGGGACTTAACACAATTAATATCAGAACGTGTCTCTATCTACTCCCCAAACACTAAGACAATGTATCAGAATGGTGATAAGATTAAAATTTATCATTATGAATTTCCACATCAAAATATTAAGACTTATAAAATATTATCGGGAGATAAATCCGACAACATAGACGGTATCTATTACTTGGGAGAGAAAACTTTGGTTAAATTATTTCCTGAGCTACTTGAAAGTACGGTAAATGTTTCCGATATTTTAACAAAGGCTCAAACGTTATTTGAAACGGACAAAAACAATACCGCATTAAATAACTTATTGACAGGGAAAACAAAAACAGGGATTTATGGAAATGAATTCTTTGAGATAAATGAAAAAATCGTAGATTTGTCAAACCCTTTAATAACAGATGAGGCTAAAGAATTGGTTGAATTATATTATCGAGAAAGTTTAGACCCTGACGGTCGGGGGTATAAAAACTTGATGAAGAAGATGATGGAAGACGGACTTTTCAAATACCTACCAAATGCAGATGACGCTTGGATAAACTTCTTAACTCCGTTTATGAAACTAACGAGAAAAGAAAAAAGAAATTACAATACAAATAAATAAAACAAAAAATGAGAGAACAAGACATCACCAAGATGGAGTTTTTATTAACTCTAAATGACAGAATCATCGTTCAACGATTCTACAATGTTAAAGGGTTTAACCCAAGGGCTAAAAACTCTTTAGAGTTGACAGAGTTTATTAAAGACGTTAAAAATGATTTAAGTTACGACTTAAAAATGAGAACAGTGACTTATATGGTTGATAATATGAACCAAATAATTGAAGACGAAAACGTCTTAAACACATCAATGACCAGCGATGCTGAAAACTTCAACCTATTCATTAAGGTCGGAGATGAGACAATTTGTCATAGACAGTTTAACGCTAAAGTATACCCTCCAAAGGTAAGATATACCGTTGACGTACGTCCATACCTAAAAAATATACTAAAGGGTTTGACTGACATTTTTTCATACGAAAATTTAACTTACGAATATATGGGCCTTCCACTTGAGGTATAGTATTTATCAATTACACAAACAATTTAGAGTATGAATTCAGGCAAAAATTTTAATTATTTAGGGGAGACTTTCCAAATACAACTTCTTAATCAAATCATCATTGACAAAGAATTCGCTCGCTCAATTATCGATGTTATTGAACTAAATTATTTCGAAAACAAGTATTTTAAATTAATCATTCAAATGATTAAGGAGTACTATAAGAAATACGAATCAAGTCCATCCTTTGAAACTTTAAACCAAATTGCCAAATCTGAAATACAACAAGAATTGGCTGCCAGAATGGTATTAGATATGGTTTCTAAAGTACAAGAGGCACCTCTTGAGGGATGTACTTATGTACAAGAAAAGGCATTAAAATTCTGTAAACAACAAGAGTTACAGAAAGTTATGACTAAGGCTCAAAAAATTATTGATGGTGGAGAGTTCGAAAACTACGACACACTTGAAGAGATGGTTAGTAAGGCGTTACAAGTCGGGGAGATTGATAAAGGAACAGAGGACGTTTTTCATAATTTAGACGAGGTTCTAAATGATGATTATAGACACCCAATCCCTATGGGAATTCCAGGTATTGATAGACTACTTAAAGGTGGTCTTGCGAAAGGGGAACTCGGTGTTATTTTAGCACCAACAGGTGTAGGAAAATCTACATTACTAACAAAAATTGCTAATCACGGTTTTAATCTTGGTTACAATATATTACAAATATTCTTTGAGGATAATCCAAAGATTATTCAAAGAAAACATTTTACACTTTGGACGGGAATATCTCCTGACAATTTGCAAACACAAAAAGAGGAGGTAATGGCAAAAATTACTGAAATTAAGGAGACTATGTCAAATAAGTTAACCCTTAAGAAATTACCTTCAGATACTTTAACTATGATGCAAATTAAAAGTCAAGTTAGAAAAATGATTGCCGAGGGAAATAAGATTGATATGATTCTTTTAGATTATATTGATTGTGTAGTCCCTGATAAAAATCTTGGAGATGAATGGAAGAGTGAGGGTTCGGTTATGAGAGGTTTTGAATCAATGTGCCACGAGTTGAACCTTGTTGGATGGACTGCAACACAAGGAAACCGTTCTTCGATTTCGTCAGAAGTGGTTACTACTGACCAAATGGGAGGGTCAATTAAAAAGGCTCAAGTTGGACACGTTATCATTTCCGTGGCTAAGACATTACAACAGAAAGAAATGAAACTAGCAACTATTGCAATTACTAAATCTCGTATTGGTTCTGACGGTGTTGTATTTGAAAATTGTAAATTTGATAACGAACTTATTGAGATTGATACTGAAAGTTCTGTTACATTTTTAGGGTTTGAAGAACAAAAAGAAGAAAAACAAAGAGATAGAGTAAAAGAACTCTTGGAAAAAAGAAAAGAGAGAGAAAAAAACAAACAATCTTAAATAAAAAAATTAATTACTATGGAAAAAATATTGGTTGAAAATCCCAACAGGTTTGTCATCTTCCCAATTGAACACAATGATATATGGGAGTTTTATAAACAACACCAAGCTGCCTTTTGGACGGCTGAAGAGGTGGACTTATCCAACGACATCAGAGATTGGGAAAACCTATCTGATAATGAAAGATATTTTCTTAAAAACATATTAGCGTTCTTTGCAGCGTCTGATGGTATTGTAAATGAAAATCTTGCTGAGAATTTCTTAAAAGAGGTTCAATATGCTGAGGCTAAGTTCTTTTATGGGTTTCAAATTATGATGGAGAATATTCACTCTTTAATGTATTCATTATTAATTGATACTTACGTATCAAATGAGGATGAAAAAGATGAATGTTTTCACGCGATTGATAGATTACCTGCGGTTCAAAAGAAGGCTAAATGGGCTCTTGATTGGATTGAGAACGCTTCTTTCCAAGAAAGATTAGTTGCGTTTGCGGCAGTTGAAGGTATCTTCTTTTCAGGTTCATTCTGTTCAATATTTTGGATGAAATCAAGAGGAATTATGCAAGGATTATGTAACGCTAATAGTCTTATCTTTAAAGATGAGAATTTACACTGTGATTTTGCGATTCATTTAATTAACAATCACGTTGAGAAAAGACCAACAGAAAAAAGAATTAGAGAAATCTTATTATCGGCATTAGAGATTGAAAAAGAGTTTATTACTGAGTCATTACCAGTATCTCTAATAGGTATGAATTCAAACTTAATGAAACAATATCTTGAATTCGTAACAGACGGATTACTACTTAAGTTTGGATGTAAAAAAGAATTTAATGTTGAACAACCATTTAAATTTATGGAACAAATTGCGGTTGAAACAAAAGGTAACTTTTTTGAATCAAGAACAATGGAATACCAAAAAGCTAAACTTGGGGAATCACTATCATTTACCGATGATTTTTAATAAATAAAAAAAAGAAAGATGTCATTAAAAATAACTAAAAGAGAAGGAGACGATGTATCGTTTAACCCTCAAAAAATATATCAAAGAATTAAACGAGCGGCTAAAGGTTTAAACGTTAATTCTGATGAAATATTCATAAAAGTGATTACTTCGGTACCAACTGAAGGGTTAGTCACAACAAAAGAATTGGATAAACTAATTTATGAAATTGCCGCGGCATATACAGGAAGTCATCACGATTACTCAAGATTGGCCTCATCAGTCGCAATTTCTTCATACCATAAAGAAACAAGTCCTAGTTTTTGTGAGACAATGAGAGTATTACACGTTGACGGAATTGTCAATGATAGGTTGATGAAAACTATTGAGAACTATGGTGCTGAAAAAATTGATTCGATAATTAATCACGATAATGATTATAATTTTGATTATTTTGCTTGGAGGTCTTTAGTTGAAATGTATTTATTAAAGACCCCACAAGGTAAAGTAATTGAACGTCCACAACATATGTATATGAGAGTAGCTCTATGGGTTACAAATACGTTTGAAGAGGCGGTGGATTATTACACTTCATTATCTAATCAACTTATTTCTCCAGCGACACCTATTATGATTAATTCAGGAACAAAAGTTCCTCAGTTAGCGTCTTGTGTGTTACATTATAATAATGCAGATTCAAGAGATGGATTACTCTCAACTCTAAATGATATTTCAACGTACTCGTCTGATGCCGCAGGTATTGGACTATGTATGTCAAACATTCGTAGTAAAGAAAGTCGTATTAATTCGTCAGGTGGATTTGCGGGAGGATTATTAAAATATCTTAAAATAGTTAATGAATCCTTAAGATTCTTTAACCAACAAGGAAGAAGACCTGGTAGTGCTGCTATCTATTTAGAACCTTGGCATAAAGATATTATGGATTTACTTGAGATTAAAAAGAATACAGGCGCGGAAGAATTAAGAGCAAGGGATTTATTCACTGCTTTGTGGATTCCTGATAACTTTATGAACGCGGTCAGAAACAACTTAGATTGGTATCTATTCTGTCCTAACGATATTCTTAAGGCGGGAATCAAACCGTTACAAGAATGTTATGGAGATGAGTACGAAGAGAACTACAACAAAGCGGTTCAAATGGGGCTAGGTAAAAAAGTAAGTGCGCAAAACATTTGGAATAAGATTATTGAATCACAAGTTGAAACAGGTGTTCCATATCTTTGTTCTAAAGATAATGCTAACAAAAAGACAAATCATCAAAATATCGGTGTGATTAAACAATCGAACTTATGTAACGAGATTTATCAATATACTGACGAAAAAACTACTGCAATTTGTACATTGTCATCTATGGTGTTAAAAAACTTTATTAAAGGTGGTAAATTTGATTATAAATTATTAATTGAAGAAGTTAAGAAAGTTGTAAGAGCTTTGAATAACGTTGTAGATAAAAACAACTACTCAACAGAAAAAGGTAATAAAGGAGGTTTAGAACAAAGAGCAATAGCCATCGGAACCCAAGGACTTGCTGACGTATTCTATTTAATGGACTATATCTTCACATCTGAAGAAGCAAGAAACCTAAACAAAAATATCTTTGAGGCGATATATTACGCGGCGATTTTTGAAAGTAATGATTTATGTAAAAAAGGAATTAGAAAACCTTATAGTTTATTTAATGGTTCACCAATGTCAAAAGGGATTTTCCAATTTGATATGTGGGGATTACAAGAATCTGAATTATTTTTAGATTGGACATCGTTGAAAGAAGATGTTAAACAATACGGTGTTTGTAATTCATTATTTACTGCTCAAATGCCTGTTGCATCTTCAGCTAAGATTACGGGGTCATTTGAAATGACAGAACCAGCTCACTCGGCTTTATTTAATAGAAGAGTTGTTGGGGGTGAAATTATGATTGTTAACAAATACTTGATTAGTGACTTTGAAAAGTTAGGAATTTGGTGTGAAGATTTAAAAAATGAAATCATAATAAATGAAGGTTCAATTCAAAACATTAACTTTAACAACTACCTTGACCCTGAAGATAAAAATTATCTTAAAAAAGTTGAGAAAACCGAACACTTAATTAGTAAATATAAAACCATTTGGGAGATTTCACAAAGAGAATTAATTGATATGGCGGCTGACAGAGCACCATTCATTGACCAATCACAATCAATGAACATCTATATGTCAAACCCTACATTATCTAAAATTTCTTCATCTCACTTCCATTCTTGGGATAAAGGATTGAAAACATTATGTTATTATGTTAGAACCAAAGCAATTTCAACGGGAGCAAAACATTTGGCAGTAGATATTTCAAAAACTAAACAACCTAAACAAACTGTAGAAGTACCTAAAGTAGACTACAGTCATATGAATTTACCTCCAAAACCTGAAGGAATTGAAATTGATTGTTTTGGATGTTCCTCATAAAATAAAAATAATTACGACACTAATCACGACACTACGTCGTGATTTTGTTTTTTGAGCTATTTATAAGAAATAATTACGACACTATATTTATAGTATATGGCAAATGGTAAAACATATGGAATCGCGTTCCCTTTTAACTCATCAACTGATGGTGACTATTTAAAACTAACTCAAACTGCTAATGATGAAATTAGGACTGACTTAATTCATTTATTGTTAACGAGAAAAGGTTCTAGATATTTCTTGCCCGATTTTGGGACTAGATTATACGAGTATATTTTTGAACCACTTGACACTCCAACATTTAATAATATTGAATCTGAGATTAGAGAATCTTGTGAAAAATATTTACCCCAATTAAGAATAACAAATATTAATGTTAAAGCTTATACAAGTGAAGAAGATGAAGGAGGTTCTGCAACTACTGCAGGTAATGTGATTGAGTATAATATGCCAGGAGCGGGGGTTGAAGAATATACCGCAAAGGTTAAAATTGATTATGTAATAACTGATGATGTCTTTGGTAGTAAAGATTTCGTAATTTTAAATATTTAAAGAATATGGCAGAAAAAAGAATATCTTATACGGTAAGGGATTTCCAAGACGTAAGGACAGAATTAATAAATTTCACAAAAAGTTATTATCCCGATTTAATAGACAACTTTAATGATGCGTCTATTTTTTCTGCGTTATTAGATTTAAACGCTGCGGTTTCAGATAACCTACATTTTCATATTGATAGAAGTATTCAGGAGACAGTTCTTCAATACGCTCAACAAAAATCATCCATCTTTAATATCGCAAGAACTTATGGGTTAAAACTACCTGGACAGAGACCATCTGTTGCGTTAGTTGATTTTTCAATCACAGTTCCCGCTAATGGAGATAAAGATGATGAGAGATATGAAGGTATATTAAGAAGAGGTAGCCAAGTAACGGGAGTTGGTCAGATTTTTGAGAACGTATATGATATTGATTTTTCATCGCCATATAATTCGCAAGGATTCCCAAACAGACTTAAAATCCCTAATTTTGATGGTAACAACAACTTACTTAGTTACACCATAACTAAAAGAGAAGTAGTTGTTAATGGTATTACTAAAGTATTCAAACAAGTAATAACCGCAAATGATGTTAGACCATTCTTTGAGTTATTTTTACCTGAAAAAAATGTATTAGGAGTTACTTCCGTAATTCAAAAAGATGGAACAAACTACGCTAACGTACCTACAGTTGCGGAGTTTTTAACCCCAACAGGAAAATGGTATGAAGTTGATGCTTTAGCTCAAGACCGAGTATTCATTGAAGACCCAACAAAACCATCAGACTTACCTGGCGTTAAAGTTGGAAAATATGTGGTGACTAGTGATAAATTTATTACTGAATACACACCTGAAGGATTCTTAAAGATGACTTTTGGTGGAGGAAATAATTCAGCGGAAGACCAACTTAGAGAATTTGCAAGAAGTGGAATTGAAACTCAAAGTATGCAAAACTATTTAAATAACTTTGCGTTAGGTAGTACATTAAAGGCAAATACAACAATATTTGTTCAATATCGAATTGGTGGTGGATTAGCGACTAATATAGGGGTTAATAGTATCAATCAGATAGGAACTATTTCATTCTTTGTTAACGGACCTTCAGAGTCGACTAATACTGCGGTGGTAAATTCATTAAGATGTAATAACGTTACTGCGGCAATTGGTGGGGCGGGATTACCTACCTTAGAAGAGATTAGAAATTTTGTTTCATTTAACTTTTCTGCTCAAGATAGAGCGGTAACTATTAATGACTACGAAGCGTTAATTAGAAAAATGCCAGGTCAATTTGGTGCACCTGCAAAAGTTGCGGTAATTGAAGAGGATAATAAAATCAGAATTAAGATACTATCTTACGATACTTCAGGGGCATTAACCTCAATAGTATCTAATACTTTATTAACAAATCTTGCGGAATACTTATCTAACTATCGGATGATAAATGATTATATCTCAGTTGAAACTGCGGAAGTAATTGATTTGGCTCTCGAAGTATCAGTAGTTTTAGACGCTAGTCAAAACCAAGGAGTGACTGTTGGAACAATCATTAATAAAATTTCAGATTACTTTAATCCGTCCACAAGACAATTAGGGGCTAATGTTAATTTATCTGAGATTAATCGAATTATTCAATCTGAAAATGGGGTTATCTCATTAACAGAGTTAAAAGTCTTCAATAAAACAGGAGGGGAATACTCATCATCGGAAACATCAATGAGATATCTTGATTCTTCAACAAAACAAATTGACCCAAATGATGGGACAATCTTTGCTTTACCTAATCAAGTTTACCAAGTTAGATATCCAAACAAGGATATTACTGTCAAAGTTAAGAATTTCCAAACTGTATCAATTAGCTAAGGATTTATTTATTAGATAATGTCTTTATGTTTAGGGTAACTAGTTTTTCTAAACATAAAAATTAGTGCTCAGACTTTAAAAACAGTCTATCAACTATTTATCGATTAAAGGAATATCAATGGGAAATTCTTATAGAATTAAAGCAAATCCAGGTAAAGACCAAAATCTTGTCATTCAAGTTGACCAAGATTTTGAACAACTTGAAATATTATCATTAAAAGTAAGACAGTCAGACATCTATTTAAGAATGTGTTCTGACTATGGAGTTATTGCAGGTAGAGTTTTTGCAAATAATGGTTATGGAATTCCTAATGCCAAAGTATCTATTTTTATTCCTGTAACTGATGAGGATAAAAAAAATCCTATAATAAATGAGATTTATCCTTACAAATCCGTTTTAGACACAAATGAAGATGGGTATAAATATAATTTATTACCATATCTACCATCATATAGTAATCACGTACCAACAGGAACATTCCCAACTCGAAAAGACAATTTAGTTAATCAAACCGTAGTCCAATTATATGACAAATATTATAAGTATACTGTTCAAACTAACGATAGTGGGGATTACTTAATTTACGGAGTGCCCGTTGGAAGTCATACGATAGTGATGAATGTTGACTTATCCGACATTGGACCGTTTTCTTTAGGTCCTCAGGATTTAGTAAGAATGGGTCTTGCAACTGAAGAACAATTTGATGGTAACAAATTTAATTCGGGTACCAATTTTAACACTCTTCCTCAGATTGTTGTGATTAATAAATCTATTGAGGTTGCTCCTTTTTGGGGTGAACCTGACATATGTAGGATAGGTATTACACGTACTGACTTCGACATAACTAATGAAGCCAATATTGATATTAAACCTACTGCAATTTTTATGGGGTCATTAGTTAGTACCTCAACATCCATAGCAATTAAACAAAATTGTGTTTCAAGAAAAGAAACAGGTAATCAATGTCAAATGATTACAGGACCTGGCGAAATTTTGGCAATCACCCAATCATTATTTCACGACTCTGACGGTCTACCCGTACTTGAACAAGCTAAATTACCAAATGGTGGTAAACTTATTGATGGTAATGGTACTTGGATGTTTGATTTACCTATGAATAATAATTACATCTCAACAAATGAATACGGAGAACAAGTCATATCTAATGACCCTCAAGTCGGTATTCCAACCAAGTCAAAATATAGATTTAAAATTAAATGGCAACAAAGTAAGAGTATCGCTGAAGATTATAAGAGAGGATATTTCTTAGTTCCTAATATTAAAGAAAAGGGATGGGATTTTTATGGTTCAGACCCATTACAAGGTGGTAGTGGTGATTACTCTGACGCTTTAACATCCTACGCATTTGATTTAGGATGGTCAGGATATACAACAGGAACTGTCGATTTAACTAATCCTGAAATATTATCCTATATTAATTGTGAAGATAGATTTTATGAGTTTGATTATAATAAAGTTTATACGGTTTCAGGGTTAATTGACAATTATAAAGTTGCGGGAGGTAAAGAAAAATTTTTAGCCATTAAGAGAATTGATGACGATTCTTGTGATGATAGTGTAAATAAATTTCCTGCGAATGATGGAGTTTTCCATACCTCATTATTATGGATAATATTAAACATTTTAATTTCAATCATTGGGTTTTTAATGTTACCAGTCCTTATTGCATATGCCATTATTGCGTTTATTATAAATCTAATATACTTAATTATCCAAACAGTCCTTTGTGGTATTTGTGGTATTGGTTTTAGTGTTACTATACTTAGTTGGTATCCATTTGCTTGGATTTGCCGTTCTTTGGGTATTGATTGTGATGACCCAAAATTACCAATAAAACCATTAGATATGCCGATGATAACATATCCTGACTGTGAAGCTTGTAGTTGTGATGGTACTGATGGTGACGGAAGTGACCCAACATCAGGAGGAGGTACTGAAACCACTACTCAAGCTCAACAAAATCAGAGTCAATTTATTACTTCATTTAATGAGCCAACTTCATTTGGTAGTTTAGATAACCCATCAGTTTTTACTTCTGCGTTTGATAATAATGTTTATTGGCAATCGACGGATGTTTCTATTGTCAAACAATTATTAGGTGGTCGGTTTGCTAATAATACCAATATGACCGCGGGGGGTGTTGGAAGAATAGAGAAAAGCGGACCATCGGTTTACTTAGAATGTTATGATATACCTTTTGGAGAAAGAATTAATTTATTCAATACTAAAGGGTCTTATTATAGCGGAGCTAACCAAGTTAAAGTGTCTTATGAACCTACGTCTAACGGGTCATTAACTCATACGGATAATATAATTGCCATTGTTGTTAACCAATCAACCACTTATTCAGCGGGTACTCTGTTTTCATTTACTAGCCCGTATTCATCTAAGGACCCTAACTTTACAGGTGCAACTGTAAATAGTATTGGTAGTAATCAGTTAACAGGAACAACAACTATACCTACAACATTAAGTGGTACTTACGCCAGTCCATCAAATCCGTTAGTCAATATTCCTTTTTCATACTCAACACCAACAATGTATAATACTAATGTTGGTAAAACATTATATTACACATACCCTTCTGATATTGAATATTTCCAAGTTATTACAGGAATGACTCTAACAAATTTTAGAGCGTTAATACCTGCAAGTCGTTTTCCTAATAGTTTTGGAGATGTTATTGAAAGTACATCAACAATTGAAAGTCATTTTTTCGCTGGTTCCGAATCTAGAACGGTTAAACCTATTGATTTTAACAATCAAAACAAGAAGATTTTAATTATTCAAAGAGGGGTTGACCCTAACTCGTTTAAAGTTCAAACTAAATTTGATTTAAGTAGAGTGTTTGGATATTCATCGATGAATCAACCTGGTTGTCTTGTAACGGGTGATTATAAAGTTAACGTACCAATTAAGAATTCTACACTTCCAGCATCTTCAACTCCTTTGAATATGTTTAAACACGATTTTGCACCTGGAATTAATAACAATACTCCTAATAATGGTTTTGATTTGTTCTTTAATTCACAATTTTTTGAACCCGCAAATTCACCATCATATTATTATACAGGATATACAACACATAATCATACTTTATATTCTAGTTTAGATAGTACTAAAGTTGTTCCACCGACATTTGTACCGTCATCACCTGCAGTGCCTTTAACCACTGCAATAATTGATAATTCTGTAACTTCTCCAAGAAAATTAATTATGTCAAAATCAGGAAACGCATTATATAGTAGTGCTCTTAATCCTAGTAAGTACGGGCCTAATGAATTTGTTGATGGTGGAGCATATGTATTTACACCATTATCTTCAAGCCCAAACATAAAATCATATTATTATAGTCCAGGGTATAATACAGGAAACACTTTAAATATGTCGTATTATAAAAATACGGTTATGAGAAGTGATAGGTTACCTACGTCTGATTTCCCAACAAAAAATAATAATAATACTTATTTTTTACAACAAAACCCCGCTCTAACAGTTTATTCGTTTTCTACTAACGGTATTATTGTTGCAGGGGCTGGACAGTCTAACGCATCTTATGCCGACCCATTTGAACCTACTGATAACGCGTTTGAAAGTAATAGTGCGTTAAACACGTTTACTTGCGATAAAATGGTTTCCTTAAAATGTTACAACCAGGGCACTAACGGTTTAAATATCACCGTAAACCCTACTTGTAAAAATGATGATGCGGTTACGGATTATGGATGTTATCGTTTTTGTCCTCGTTGTGGGGATAGGAATGACATCTTCGGACCTATTGCGGGTATGGGTAAAGACCTTGAAAATTTTGGAGAATACATTCTTAGATTTAAATTTTTCTTCGCTTTATGTCAAGGTGTGTTAGGACAGGTATTTAATAACAATTGGGTTAACGGTGTGTTAGTCGCATTTCCATTTAAAATTAATACTTACTACAATAGTAGAAATAAGGTTAATGGTAGACAATACTGTAAAGATATTGTGTTCTTACACCCAACTACAAATACTTTTTATTATAGAAGTACCCCTTGGGATGGTACTAAATTTATAGGGGAAAAATCCCGAGGAGATATGGGTAGAGGGTCCAACGACACTAATTTAAAATACCCGACAACCCTTATGAATTTAGGGCCTAGAGATTCGTTCTTAAAGGAGATAATTTTAAATGGTAACTTTAATGGGTATAATATGAAAGAGTTTTCCGAAACTTCATATAATGATACTTCAGATATGGTTAACTTTTTTGGGATTATTAGATTACTCGACTCAAGTTTCTTGGCGAATTTCTTCGGTAACCAAATTACTAAATTATTTTCGAGAGCGGGTAGAAAAGTTGATGCGGATTTTGCTCAATCAGTTGCGGTGAATTCTCAAATTGGTGTGGTTCCGTTAGATACTTCATTTTATACAACATCCCCATCATCACCAGGAGGAGCTTCGGTTATTGCTGCGGGAGGAGCGTCAAGTAGTATTATGATGGGTATTATGTTTACTTCAAGTACTGAATCAATACAAGTTAGAGATTTCATATCGCCTGTTAGGACTATTAGATGGAATCCGATTACTAATGACTTTGCTTATGACTATACTGAAACTAAGTCTCAACTAACTCCTCATTATATGTGGAGATTAGACGGTAATGGACCAACAGTATTTGGAACTCAGGGTAATAATTGGGCGACATCACCCGACCCATCAAGTATTGTTGCGGTTAAATACCAACAGATGGATAGATTATCAAGCCAACTACCTGGTAGTCCTTATCCTGCTTGGAATGACTCGGTTAACGAATATAATGCTAGAGGTTATATATTCGCAAGTAATGCTAACGATATGGCGTCAATAACGTACAACTACGCGGCATCAACAATTAGAGGTCGTACTATATTAGGAGGAGCTCCTTGGTATTTTTACTTTGGATTGAGGAAAGGGAATACCGCCATAAACAGATTTTCAACTAAGTTCATAGGAACAACAAATATAAATGAGTAATCAAATTGAAACTAGAATTGTATTAGGGTCTAAACGATATAAGACTGCGATTAATACTGATATAGGAATTAAAGTTCCTCTTGAGAATACTCAAAAAGAAATTGATGAGTTTGATAGAAATAATCGTGTCAGTCTTGCTCAAGTATTTGACGATGAAAGACAGGCATCCTCAACGTTTAGAATTAGCGCTAATATGGACTTTATGTTTTATAATGTGTACAGTGGAAGTACTGGACTTGTAGATTATAAACCGTATACCTACAATATGTATTATGTTAACCAATTAAACTCGTTTAACACTACTATGTGGTCAGGATACCCGTTGTACAATGAATTTGATATTATACGAACAGACAATAAAGTACCTGGTTATACTACTACTTCAGGTTCTGTACAACCACACATCTATTTTGTTAATAAAAGTGCTACCACATATAATTGGACTCAATACATTAGTTACGCATATCAAAACGATTATACTAAAAGACTAGAATTTTATGAAGATGATGGTGGAACAAATGGATGGATGGCGGGGGATGGAATTCCTTTCTATATTCAAAACCCATATAACGAATCGGGTCAAGATTTGATTTCATTTGTATGCCCTGTTAAACATAATTTATCTGAAGGAGAATATGTTGAGATAAACATTCCTGGATGGTTGGGTTATGGTGGTACTAAAATCTTTCAAGTGTACTCGTTAGGTCAATCAGGGTTTGGTTCAGGTGAATATATTTTTAACATTTATAACTATGGATTTACGGGTGTTACGTTTACTAACGATACTAAAGGTACGTTTAAACGAATTATTGACATATACAATTCAGGTGAAACTAAATCACAATATTATGTTAGAAAACATAAAATAATTACAAACGTTCCTGACACTATTTTAACTAAAGCGGGGTTTGAATACAATCCTTTTGACAACGTTAGACAATATGAATATAGTTCTTTAACACCTGACCATACTGCAAGAATTACTCAAAAAGACGGTAATCAATCTTATTTGATTTCTTTTAGTAAAGATATTGACGTTAAACCTTATGTTGATAATCAGAATAGACCATTAAGTGAGTTATTTATAACCATTATTAATAAAGGATATTTTGGATGGATGAACAAACCGTTAGATAGTAATATACCAAATTGTCCTGCAATTAGAGAAGGGTTTGGGTTCAACATATCAACTGAAATAAATCCGTATTGGGCAGCATCAAACATTGCAAGAAATAAAACAAACATCCCTACCAACTCCTACAGTAAGACCATAGGTGGAAATACCTTTAATTTCTACTATAACACCGATTTAAAGGAAGGTGACATTATTGATGGGGATTATTGTGAATTTAACCAATTTGACCAAAAAGAAAGAGTTATTTCTGGTTTATATCACAAAATAGTTTTTAATAGTAATCTATTTAAAGTGGGTTGTCTTATAAATTCTGACCCATTTAATTTTAGTTGTACCCAAAATAACCCTCCAGGTTATTATTACAAACCCCATCATCCAGTAACTCTTAGAGTTTATTCTGATTATGTTGAAGAGGGGGATATTAAAACGATAGAAGGAGTTCCTGATTATGCTTACTTCTCAGAATATTATCAGAGTCTAAGGTGGAGAGATTTATATACCTATGGATTTATTGATAGTGGAGGATTGGGAGTGGATTACCCATTTTTAAACGGAACACATTATCCATCAACTAAAATAATTTTTAGATTGTTTCCTGAAGGAAATGTACCTGAACAATTATATGCTATTGCAGACCCTGATACCGATGATTGCGAATAAATATAAAATATCATTACCGACGGCTGACGACAAAGAATTAGTAATCCCTATTCAAATGACTTGGGATTTTACTGACAGGTCTGACTCTTTGGTTGCGTTTGAAAAAAATGCCATTACCGAAATTTTAAATGGAGATAAAGATTTTGAAGTTGCGAGATTCTCACCTGCGGGTGTTGTCGATAGTTCTATTAATGTTTTACGAACCGATGTGAACTATAGTTTTAACTTTGTTCCTGATGGTGCGACAGTTAATACAACAATATGGGAACCATCTTATGTGGTACAAGGATTCGCAACTAACGAAGTTTATATGTATGCGAATTCATTTAAGAAATCGTTTTTTAAACTTGATTTGTATGACAGTACTGATTTAAAGAATCAAACAAATTACGTTACATTAATCCTACCAACTCAACAAGGTTCGACTACCGCTGCCACAGTTAACTATGAAACTAAAGATATAAAAACTCCTATTTTCAAATTAGATTACTTAGGAGACCAAGAAGGTATGTTCATATATTGGTTAAAGAAACGTGATTTCTTAAACATTACAACATTCTATATGACTGCAAAATTCTTTGACGCTAAAAGTGGTGTTTTTATTAAAATGATGAATAGACCGCAGTCTTCATTGATTGGTGATAAATTTAACTTTCCCCAAGATAGATACTTTTACTATAAGGTAATACTAGACTATAATAATTATACATACAAGATATACGATATTTCAGGTGGAGGTCAAACTCTTGCAGGGCAAGAGTCTAATCCGATAAAATGGTACGAATATATTAACCCATAATGAACGAAGATAGATATTATATTAAAATTTCCCCCGAAGTTATTGGTGGTGACATCTTTAAAGAATGTTATCCTAGTGGACAAACCTATTCTAGTGGGTGTACTTATGTATATTCAGGTATGAGTCAAATACTTTCAGGGGGTACTAACGGTGAATCATTATTAAGTGGGTTAACTATTCCAATACTAATAACTGAAAATGCGGTAGATGTCGGGTTCTATTCGATATTTGATGGTAATTTATTACAATCCGATGTGGTTAAGAATTTTGTGTTCTCAGCTCAAACAACAACACCTAAGAGGTATTATTTTTATAACACTTCGGACCAAAAGTATAAGAATTATTTAAAATTCTCAAGTTTTGAGGTTGATTGGGGGGATGGAGTTAGTGGGCAAACTATCACTACTTTATCACCAAGTTATATTTACCACGATTATATTAATAATGGTACATATACCATTACGTTAACTCAAAAGAATCCTTGGGGGGTTAATACGATTAAAAAAAGTATTGTGGTACCGTTTACAGGAACTACAATACCCAACCCTAACGGGACTGCGTACTTCACTTCTAATGTTGGAGCTTGGAGTGCTACTCCAATATCGTATGATTATATTTTTACGGGAGATTCTGAGAACAATGTTGCTTCTCAGGTATCGAGTAACTATACAACTACCCCGTTCTTAATTACAGGTAATACACAATCAAGAATTACTGAACTACAATCGTATGGTAAAAATCCGTACGTCTTGAATAAGACTATTAAAGATAAAAACAATCTATTTTTTGGTATTATAACCGCAATGACTCCAACATATACGGGATATACCATACAAGACACACAGTATTTGGATTTTATTGATGGTACAACATCATACATTGCATATAGTAGTGGGTTAATTCCTGATTGGTTGGTTGCGGAACCAATTGTGAAAGATGAATCATTAATAAACATTGTGTATCAACCCGAGGTGCAGTCCGATGTATATATTGAGAGGGGGAAGAATAGTGCTCTCGAAAGAATTGAAAGGTTAGGGGAAGTTGACAACATTGGAGACTTAACAAATTATGGATATGGATTTTTTAATTTTATAAAACAAGAAAATCTATAATGAAAAAAGACTAATAAACTATTTATTAAAAAACTAAATAAAATAAAATGGCAATAGGAACATATGGTACGATAAGACCGTCAGATGTATCACCCGAAGATGTTGATATAATTTTGAATTATACCCCATCACGAGACGCTACGGATAATTTTGTGTTAAAATCATTAGATGCTAAGACAATCTTAAGACCGTACTTTAATACCGCTAGTACAGGTGGTAATGCTGACATTGAAATTCTTGGTGGGTTATATAATTTAAAATTACCCGCAAATGAATTTAATAAATTAGGAATTTATACCTTATATATTAGACCTGCACAAATTAGAACACAAATTAACGATTGTGGTGTTCTATCTGCATTACCTAACATTAAAGGTATTGTAATTAACTTAGATAATGTTCCCGCACAATTTAAAAATAAATTTATTGCCCAAGGTTTAGTTGGATTCAGAATTGAATACTTGAATGATGATGGAACAAAGATTCCTAACTTCTTTAGAGTAATCACTTCTAATTTCTTTTGTCAACCTGTAACTCAAAACTTAACTAATACGTCTCAAAAGGCGATTAGATATAGATATGTTGATGGGGTTACCAATTTAATGTTCTGTACGTTAACACCATCATCAGCACCTACAAACAAACCAAATGCAACACCATTTATTGGTCAGCCAGGACAAAATGTAATTATTACTAATACTTTTTTCAATCCAATAACACTTGACATTGAAGTTGCTGAACACGACTTTAATACGTTGGCGATTGCACTTTACGGTAATCAAACTAAATCTATTGATGACGGTATTTACACAATTTACGATACCGCAAATAACATATATAGACAATACAATCTTTATGAAATTAGAGATGATTATAACAAATTGTTATATGAGGTTAGAGAAGATAGAAATAATAATATTGATTTCAGTAAAAATTTTACAAGTATAACTAAATAATGGCAAAAAAATTCTATAGATATCCCCCAAGACCATCGAGTGGTGCAGGGACTTTTTCGGACAACATAGTAGGACTACAAATTGTTGACGGAGGAGGACTTACGCAGGGAAATTTTGAATTTACAACTTCAATTGTTGAGAAAGTTAATAGAAATTTTAACATTGGGTCGTTTTCAGAACCAATATCTTTAGATAGTTTAAATATTGGAAGTATCCTTGAGTCTAAAGCGATTATTGCTAAAGATTTTAGAATATATCCTAACTTTGATTTATCTGAGATATCTCGATTTACTTTATACGGGCCTTTATCTAAAAGGATGTCGACTTCAATTCAGAAGATTATTAATTTCTTCCCTGGAGCTATTGAGGTTTCTCCGAACAATTACGACTCATCTACAGGAAACACAGTTATTAATTCAAGTTATGATATAACTGAGAATCAAACAACTTTTGATATTCAGATTGCGAAAATTAGAAATCCTTTTGGAGTTGATTTTAGTGTTAACGCAACCAGAAATATTTCATTATTGGATTATGTTGTATCACCATTAAGAAATCTAACAAAAGAATATTCAAAATACTCAGTGTTTATTGGTTCTGACGAATACCCTATCGCATTTTTAAACCCTGCGATTAGTTTATATGGTGGTTTACTTACAATAACCATTGTGGGTAATCCTTTTAAAAATAGTACAACCTCGACAGATTATTTGGTTATTAGACCTAATAGTTTTTATTCTGATAAATCATTATTAGAGCCGTTCGATGAGGTTGAAAAATTCTTATTGAATAGATTAATAGTTCCGCAATATACCGCAGTTTTTAAAGTTCCGAAACAAACAGAAGACGGATTACTTTATACAGATAACCAAACTGTTACTTGGCCTTTAAACGGTGTATGGAATTTAGATATTAGTACAGAGTCCTTTGACTTTTATCTTTCAACGGTTAGTGATATTGCCGATTCGTTTGATTCATTTAGAACTAATTTAGTTACAAGGTTTTTAACTACTCAAGCCTTCAAAGACTTTGACACCCAAGACCAAAAAGTACAAAAGATACTTAACATATATGGTAGAAGTTTTGATGAAGTTAAAAAATTTATAGATACGTTGTCATTTATGAATTCGGTTAACTATAATGTGGGTAACGACATTCCTTCTCAGTTATTAAAGAATTTGGCTGAAACAGTTGGATGGAAAATCAATATATCTCCAATAACTAACGATAGTTTTTTAGAGTCAGTATTTGGTAACCAAAGTAAGATACAATATCCTGGATATTCAAGAGCGAATACCCCAACAGAATTAAACTATCAGTTCTATCGAAATTTAATTTTAAACTCAGCACATTTATTTAAATCAAAAGGTACTCGAAAATCAATTGAGTTTATGCTTAGGTTGGTTGGAGCTCCTGAAGCCTTAGTTGAGTTTAATGAGAATATTTACATTGCAGGGCAGAAAATTAATATGGGTGATTTTGATAGACAATACGCAAGTATTTCAGGAGGAACTTATATTGAACAACTACCTGTTTATGATAGTGGAACAACATTCTCAATTCACGGAATTACGTACACAGGTTTTACAAACCAAAAGATTACCAAAGACGCGGATGCAACTTTATTTGATTATCCTGTTGACGATGATGGGTATCCTAAATCATTAGTGGAGACTAGTGGTCACTTCTTCCAAAAAGGGGCGGGATGGTTCGAATTGGTTAAAGACCATCAGAGTATACAAGCCGTAAATAAAAACGCAAGTGTTTTTACAGGACAGAATTTTAATATTCAAACTTATTTTGAACCATTCACATACGGTCAAAAATATTTGGAAAGATTTAGAACTTTTCCATATATGTCTGAAGGTTTTAAAATTGTTAGAACGGTTGATAATAAGAAAAGTTGGCCTGTTACTGATGTTGGTTTGAGAGTTGGAACATCTACTTCTAATTACAACGCGTATTATTTTGTTAGTACTGAAAAGTTGGTCCTAAATGTTAAGAATGTTGATTTATTTATGAACCCCGCTCAAGGGTTAGTGTATGACGTTTGGTCTATGTCGAACAAATATGATTACCCTATCCCAAGTACAGGTTTAACAAGCCCATATCCGCAACCTGGAGGGGTTGATTGGACTTTTATTAACCCAAAACCAAGTAAGAAAACATTTTTTGAATTCGCTCAAACCTTTTGGAGTAATATGATTAACACCCGAAATAGACAATTTATTTCTGATGGTAAAACAGGAGGATACCCAACACTACAATCTATTTGGTGGAAATATCAACAATCCCAATCAGCCGTTAATATTCCAAATGATAATTTTAATTATCAGTCAATGATTAACTATATAAATGGGTTAGGGGATTATTGGGTTAGATTAGTTGAACAAATGATACCTGCAACCACTATATGGATGGCGGGAACTAAGTTTGAAAATTCTATTTTTCATAGACAAAAATTTGTATATAGATTACAAAGAGGTTGTGAAATAGTTCCATTACCTTGTGACCCTTGTGTTATTAATGGTAATATATTCCCATACAATTGCAGTGATGAAAC